CATTTTAGTCTTCTACAACTTCTGCTTCAACAGGGTCGGTTGAAAAAGAAACTTCTTGACCGTTGCTTGCGTCAAACTCAACACCGCGTTCTTTTAGGTTTTGAGCGATTCTTTCTTGAACTGTCATGTCACGTTGTGCCATAGCATTCATAACACCAGCAACTACGCGGTCTGCAAGTAGTGAAGCCTCAATGTCAGAGACAATCTCTTTTGCAACTTTGTAAATGTCAAACGTTGATGCTTGACGTTCAGTAGTTACGTTTGAAGGTAACTCCTTATAAGTTTGGATATTTCCGTCTTTTTCAACTCCTACAACAAAGTAGAAATCGAGGTCTAGGTTAGCGTTTTCCATGTTAGTCATACATTCCCATCAGTTGTCGTTTACGTTGGACTACCTTAGCGTGGATTGGACAAAAATGACACAAATAATTTTTTGGTCCTGCCATCGTTGTGTCTAATCCTAACTCTTTTCTTTCCTTTTTTGTATTAGGCACAAGTTTTTTGCTGTCAGTCTGATAATCAGGGCAACTGTCTTGTGGTCTATTTCTGCTCTTCCAGCAGTTCATGGCATCTTCACCAAATTGACTCTTAGTATCGTAGAAAGTAGAGTCGATTTCGTCAAGGCCTTTAGAGCCACCACCTTTAATTTGGCGAATCATATCTTTGCGAGCATCTGTATTAGCCCACGCCTTTACTGGAACAATAAAGAGCAATCCTTTATGTTCTTCTCCAGAAGGAAACTTATGCTTTTCGCAAGCAATTTCTAATAAGTAGTCTTGTTCTGGAGCACCTGTGTAAGGTGGAAGTTCTTCAATACTGTTGCACACTTTGCAGTGCAAAAGACGAATGACTGGACCAGAGTTGTGGTCATCAGATTTACGAGAACCCAATAAAGGGATTTGGCCCATGTAATACTCCTTGTGTAGTAAACGGTAAGTCTACCGTTAATTAATCTATTTTGACGTGACGCTTTCTACCACCAACAGTTGGAATCGGTCTTCTAACTTTCCCACCTTTTTTGCGGTTAGGCTTTGCCCCACCACCTTCTTTACGTTCTTCGGTGAACTCAACTCTTACTTGCTTTGCTCCACCTTTACCTGCTTTAGCACCAATGCCACGAGGTCTTTTTGCCATGGTTACTTACCAGGGTTTACCTTGTTTGGGTGTTCTGTAGTTGCAAAACCGTAGTTAAGGAATGGATGTAGTGCTTGACGATTAGCCAATGTTTCTTCAGTGCCTGCACCTGCAACAACTTCAGTATCAGGACGAGCCTTACGATACTTACCATCTGTTGCACCAGCATCTAGTGATTGGTTCATTGAACGTGATGAGTTAACAGCCATAATTATTTCGCTTTCTTTGGGTTTGCTCGCATTGGTTCTTTATCACTCAAGTGATACTTTGCAGGATTGTCAGAAACACGTTTTGCTGCAGTCTTGTAATTTTTTGCTCTGGCGTATGGGTCGTTTCCTGCTTCCCAACCAACTTGACGTGCTTCGTTAGCAACAGCACGACGTTCATCTTTTCCAGTACTTGCCCACTTATCTCCTGAACGCTTTGGTTCTGCACGTAAAGTTCCCGCTTTTGCCATGGCAGAAAGATTTTTTTTCATTTCTGAACTTGCGGCATTTTTTGCCTTGCGACGGTCATTCCAATTCATGAGGGGTTCCTTTCAGCACGAATTTTTCTAAGTCGTTCTTGATAGCCTGCTTGACTATTCTCAATATTACTCTCTGAGGAGTTCTTATAAATGCTAAGTCTGTCATCAATTGCTTTATGAGCCAGGGCTAAGTGCTTTGCTGAGTCCTGAGTAGGGTTAGCAACAGCAGTCTTTGCCACTCCAAGGGACATGTGGATGTCTGGAGCACCTATGGCTATGGTTGCATGGACCTCATTAAAGGCTTTGTGGTGCTCATGAAAGGCTGGGGTTCCGTGGGTTTCTTGCATATTCTTTAGGTGCATTCGTGCTTGGTCTACTAGCCCTTTGATTACAGGGTAGGAACCTGCTGCACCTTTTGCTGCTGTGCCTACACCACGAACTGCTGAAACTCTTTGGACTGAGCCAACTTTCTGCTCAGGAACTCCCATCGTATTTCTGTCAGCCGTTGGTAGTTCTGTTCTGCGAGCAGCATCTCTTTCTTCAGGAGAAGTGCCAACTAATTTTCCGTCTTCACCTCTTTTTACTGTAGGGACAGCAATTTTTCCTGACTTAAGTAGTGGCTTACCGCTTTTAGTTTTTGTCCGTGGTTTCTTGCTCATGCCATTCTATCCTTAAGACGTTTTGCAGAATGCTGGGAGAAACACTGTGGACACATACCTTTGCTATACATCATAGAAACAGGGTCCATAATAACACCACACTGTGGGCAAGGAGCAGAGCCGTTATATTTTACGGTGTTATCCATAACTAATTTGGCTTGCATGTCCAAAGTTAAACCGCCTGATTCTTCATCCATCAGTTATTCCCCAAACTATTTCTCATAGAACCTGTGTAACCTGCTACTCCTCCTGAGTACCAGCCAACTCTTGGCTCAATGTAATTACGGTCGATAGTAACTATGTCATCGATGCCTAAAGTTTTTCTGTTGTAGCCATATTTTTCTGGGAACAACCGAATCTGAGGAAGGTTAGGGCGAACCATTGCTTGAATGTCTGCACCTGGAACGTTCATAACCATTAATGCTTGAGAAGTTAAGCGTTCTTCGTTAGAAGACCAAGGACCGCTATATTGCCAGCGTTTTGCAACTTGGTCAGGCATAAATGGAGGACGTTGAGTCCAAGGCTTTGTGTGGTCATAACGACCGTCTGTTCCACTACCTCTAGCCATTTGCCTGTCTTCCCTTTGGTTGAGTTCCCCATGTTACCGCTTGAACTTGATTAGCAATTGGTATACCTAATTCGTGAGCAGCGTTTCTATAGGCTTCAGAGAAATGCTTGTATCTAGGTCCTGCTAAATGACCGCTTAAGGTTTTTGTCATAGAACCCTTTTCCCCCACCGCAATATCATGAGCATGACGGTCGATAGTTACTGGGAATGGGTCTTCAGGGTTTGCAATATTGTGGTAAAAATTCAGCGTCTTTGCACCTGTTTTTTCATTGAACAGTGTGTCTGGGTCTTCACCCTCTAAAATTCTTTTGGCTTTAACAACCGTTGAAGAGTAATACTGGTGAGTTGTATCTCCTGTGTTTACTAGTTCTCTAGCAGCACGGATATTGCGATTCCACTCCATGGCAGGGCTTAATGCTGACAAAATGCCAGCACCTTTTTTAACATCGCCTTTTCCTAATTCAAAGGCTATGTCGTTGGCTCTTTTATACCAGTCAACACCTTCAGCACGTTGTTCTTTAGTGGCTGATTTGAAGCGAGAAGTAATGTTGTCAACATTCTTTTGCATCAACTGTTGAGACATGATGGGGCTAAAAACAACCCGCTTTGCTAATTCCTCTGCCATGTTATCTCCAAGAAGGACGCATGTTTAAAAGTTGAGATGCTCTCTTTGGATTTAATTGTCCAGGTTGGTCGGCACGTAAGTTTGCTTTTCCATCATTAACGAGATGCGGGGCAGGGGTCAGTTCAACCACTGGGCTATTGCGAGCCACCCGATACACAACTGTCCCGTTGGCATTATCCATTTTCGCATTCATTTGGCGTGATAATCCACGGGTCGGTTGCAACTCGGTAGGCCAGTAGTAACCACTTGGCTCAATGCGTTCACCTTTGTGAACACCTCGTTGGTACGCCTTCTTGTTAACATTGTTCTTGATTGAATCAAGAAGTCTGTCATCTCGACGACGTGTAGTAAGTGTACCTAAATATCCGTCAGGATACTCAGCAGACGGAACTCTTCCTACACCTAATCTTTGAAAGTCTAAATTATCTCTAACTGCAGGTCCGCCATACCCACTCTGGTTGTTATAACCAGACAAACCACCTGCACCAAGTGATTGCCAATCTTGGTTTGGTGACATATTGCTGCTAGGCATTATTCACCTCTCATACGATTTGTGCGGTTTTCATTTATTGTTCTTAAAACGCTTTCGTAATTAACAGGTTTTCCGTTTAGTGTTCCACCGACTTTTTTCCAGTCTTTGTTTGCGTATTGATTACGAGTGAAACTACCTTTACCACCTGCCATATCTAACGCACCTGGGCGATAGCGTGGGTCTGAATCATTTTTTCCTAAGTCAGCAGTGTGGAATAAAACATCGCCACCTTCTTTAAGGTGATGCCCTCTGCTAGAGACTCGAGTTCCAGGCAATGCGTAAGCAGCCTGTTGTTTCTCTTCTTCTCCCATTTTTTGAGATGCACTAGGAGTCGGCACTTGTACTGATAAATCTTGAGTGTAATGTCCCTCTGGGTATTTCCAAGCACCATGAACTGCTGCTGCGTTACCCTCAACTGCAGGTTTATTCTTTTCTTTAAAAGAAGTTATGTCTTCTTCTTTTGCGGGTAGTGGTAGTGTTTTTTCAGCCCCAGAAAAAGCCGTCATAAACCCTTTACCTGAAACCTCTGTTCGGTCTTTAAAGTTCAAGGAGGCTCCACCCGTGTTGGGGTTGTTTAAATGCTCAGCAAACTGACCATCACTTAGGGCTGCATTACTCATACCTATATGTTCTAAGATAAGATAGCGTTTGTCAGGATAAAGGGAGTACCAAATGGGCTTAAAACACCACGCTGTGGTCGCTATCGTAAGTGATGTCCTTTACCAAGCCACTTGTAACCCAACTAAATGTGGGTGGCACGGTTCAGTAACTTCAGATATTGATATGGCTAAATTTGAAATTGAAATGCACTACGTAGAGGTTTTAGAACTTAGAAATTCTTGACCTTGGTATAGAGCAGTTCCTTCAATAATGTTAACAGTCTCTACCGAAAATCTTCCCGAAGTTTCGTTATACCAAACTACAGCAAGACCCTGTTGCCAGTTCTCATAGTGTTTCCCTGGACGACCATCTCCACCAACTCCAGAGTTTGCTCCTGGAACAGCACCATCAACTCGACACAAACATCCAGGGCTGACGGAAACGCTTCTAATCGGACCATCTGCATCAAACGTTGTTCTGTACTGCATCTCAATGCGATGAATGTGACCAAAAATAGTTGATAGGTGTGGGGTATCGTTTGTGTAAGCAACTGCTGTGTTTCCATTACTTCGGACTTTATTTCCATGCATGGCACGCAAGTATTTACCTAACCAAACCATAGACTCTTGAGAAGGGTACTTATCGTAAAACTCAACGTTTAATTCTTTTAAGCATAAAAGGTTTTGAACACTTAATACAGGGTCTCCGTTGACATCCCCCGCTTTTTTTAGTCCATAAGAAGCCTGAGCATTTCTAGTTGCATAAAGGTTCAAACGATTATCGTGGTTTCCTTCAAGTAAAACAATACGGGCTTCTGGTGAAATAGCCCTTTGTTTTGCTAAAAATTCGTGACCATAGTTAATGGCTAGTTGTGTTGTTCCAGCAAAGGCTGCTTCCTGAATAAATTTTGAATGTTCTGGTAAATCTAAGAAATCTCCAAGATTAATTACTACATCAATGCCATATTTTTCTTGAACAAACGCCATGATTTGTAAAGCAACATCAATGGCTTGGTCATCATGAAAGGGGTCTAGCGTTCCATCTTCGTATTTACGGTAACCAATTTGAGGGTCAGGTAAAATAAAAGCACACTTTAAATCTGTTTCAGATTTCTTTTTAACCTGGGGTTTCCAAGGCAGTTTTACTTCTACTGGGGTTGCAGGACGAATTATTTCCCATTGCGGTCCTGCTTCCCAAGAAGGATGGAGAACAACCTTAACCGCTTCAAGGTCGTTGATGACTGGTTCGCCGTCTTCACCTTTAGTAACCGTTTGGTAAGTAGATACACTAACCCGAGAAATCTTCCCAACTTCATCGCGGTTAATTCCGTTTTTTTGTAAGACTTCATTAATCTTTGACTCAACTACAAGTTGTTCAGCATCGGTAAGAACCTTATCTAAATCTTCTGGGTTTAACTTCGACATGCACAGCGTCCTGTTCTATGAGTCCTGATGGTGTCCCGACTAACATCACACACTCTCGAAAGTAATCGATGAAGTTCTGCATGAGTTATGTTTGATTCCATTATCTTATTAACACGAGATATTTCATCGGCTGTTAACGTCTCTAACCACTTAGCAAATTTACATGTCCATGGGCGAACCGTGGGGGCTTCTGCTTTTGCTAACAGTTCGTCAAGAACTGAAAGAAGCGACTCGTCTGCCATAAGTAGTCCTTTGTTAAGAGTTTGTCTACGAATTAGTATACAAACTATTTAACGAAAACTACTGCGACACGACCTATCTTTTTTCAACGCTAGGTTGAGAAGCACTTCCATCATCCCACTTGTAATATGAACCCTGTGTCTGTTTTGATAGGGGCTGTGGGGTTCCGTAAGGGTCACTGTCGTTTGTCCAAGCAGTACGCTTACTTTGTGTAGTTGCATTTACGCTGCCTAATCCTTTTGGAGCAGTGTAGCCAGAATACCTATATGGTTTTGGCATCTCTCCACCTTGTGCAGCAGATAGAGCATTCGAACTCATGTTACGCTCTTGAGTCGTGAATGGAATCTGTAAGTGATGCTCGAGTTCCCATTGTGCTTGAAACAATTCTACCATTTCTCATGGTTGATGCTGCTTCTGGAGAAGTAACAGAATATGAAGAAGTGATTCTGCATGCTGGTCCAAGTTTTTCAGCACCTGCTTGCATAGGAGCACGCTTTGCTTTTGGTCCCATAACTGTTGGGTCTGCTGCTTGTGTGTTCTTCTTAGGAATTAACTTTCCACGAACTGCACCCACAGACAGACGAGCACTTGACGCATTTAGCATGTCGCTAATTGCATCAGGAACTTCAACTGAAACTTTCTTATCAGCACCACCTAGTGTGCTGCTTGATGCACCTGCACGACGACGCATAGCCTGTCCCATCATTCGATAATCTGACATATAAACTCCTTTGCTTACCTTAATAATACCTTTTTTTACCTTGCTTCAATGCTAAAAACAATTGCAGAAATTTCTCCGTCACGGCTCTCAATGGTTGTAAACCCTGGTTTACAGGTCAAGTCCAGTCCACGGGGAGCAACATAACCTCGAGCAATCGCTAGGGCTTTAACCGCTTGGTTAACGGCTCCTGCACCTACGGCTCGTAGTTTTACTTGCCCACCTGAGTACAGAGCATGAGCAATCGCAGAAGCAACGCTTTGAGGGTTACTTCCAGCACTTACACGTAAAAACGCTTCTTCTGAAGCGGGGGTTGGTTCATTAGTCACAGTTAGTAGTCCTTTAAGTTCGATTTGTAGTGCCCTACCTACTCATAAAGGTAGAGAAGAAACCCTTAAAAGTCAGGCTAAACGTGGTTCATCTCTGTACTTTGGATTAGACATCTGTTCGATAATCTCGGTTTCTACCTTGTTTATCCCGTTTCCTGAGACTAGACGGGCTAAGGCGTAGGAGTCGGCAGCGTTGTCATCATTAAACTCAACACCCCAACGTTTGTACATCTGTAGGAGCATCTCTTGTTTTTTGGCGTTTCCTTTACCCGCAGCAAACTTCTTTAAGGTCATGGGAGAAACTTGTAAAGGAAATATCTTGTCTCTTTCGTATAAAGAAAGTTTAACAATTGCTGCTAACTCTCCTAATTTAAGGGCAGCAGGGCTTTGTAAGACACTTCCTTCGATGGATACATCTAGTAATTCTGCTCCATGTTCCTGAATGTAATCTAAAGTATCTTCAAGCCACTCTTTGATGTCCACTAATCTTTCAATACCAAAATATGGGGATTTGTATACCCACGTAAAAAACTCTAAAGGGTTATCTTCGGATAGGGCTGTTAAAGCAAACCCCGTTAACGATTGGTCAATGCCGATGTAAACGTCAGTTTTTCTTGTTAACCCACCGTCAATCGTTTTTGTTGGCACGCAGTTCACGCTCATCTATGACCATTTGCAATGTGCCTAAATAACCAGCACCATCAACAATGTTGTCTCGACTATGCTGATGAACCTCTCGGCATATCTTTACCCACGTCATTGCTAAAGCAACTTGTTCTTCAGTTACTTCACTATTAAAAATTACAGACCAACCCTTTGCAATACGAGCAAAATTATCTAATGGGTGGTCGTAGGCTTTATTACGGTCATTAGTAATTAAACGCTGTGCTTCGTATAAAACTGTTTCATCTACCATGAGGCTTTGTCCTGCCTGTTGGCTCTAAAGTCAGATGCTCTACGAGTTAGTTCTCTAGAAATTAAAGCAGAGTCTCTTTCTAAGTTAAAGAACATTACCTCAATCATTTTCCTATACGCATACAGTGTTTCTAACTCCTCAGATAATTTTATAATCTCAGGACTTCCTGCAACGTCAGCCTTCATAGCAGCGACAGGTGTTTTAGCGGTGGAACTTGACCGTAAAATCATACGCTTTGCAGTTTGGGTATCTAATAATTTTTCTGCAGCACGTTCATCAATTTGTGCTGCTGCTAATTGAGTTGCAACATAGTTAGTCCAAGCAGTTAACTGACTAAATAATCTACTTAACTCTTCACTGTCTAAAATAGTTAAATCTGGGTGGGGAACTGGGTAAGTAGATTGTGTTGGTGAAATAATAAACCCCTGGTCTAATAATTCTTCGACTGCTTGTTTTGCTGCTTGCCCTAGTTTAAGCGACATCTTCTCCTCCAAATTGTTGGCATGATTTACAACCAAACTTTCCACCAATATTACACTCCAAAGGTTCTTTAGCCTCAACCGCAACACAGACTATTTTTGCTTTTTCAAATATTTCCTCAACCATGCCAAAGTCGGCTTTTATAGTAAATTCCATGTAATCTTGGTCAGACTTTAATTCGTAAAGAAAAACAATCTCGTCTACTGGTTGTAGCATTCGTCGCATAAGTTCTAGGTAAATTTGACCTTGAAGCAAATGTGTATTAAACGGACGCTTGATTGACCGCCACGCTTTTTGTACGTCTCCTTCGTTCTTTGCTAATAAGTCAGGGGCTTCAAAACGTAAAGTTCCTGCACCAATTGATTTTATTTCAATTAAGCAATCGTTACCAATACCTTTTATCCATCCATCAGTGTGTCCTTGAATTCTTAACTCAGAGTCGGACAGGGTGACTTCGCTGTACTTTAAAAACAGGCTCTTAGCACCGCAGTTTAAACAAACACTTGGAGAGGTAGCAAACATCTCTTTACTACACACCATGCAGTGCCATTGACCGTGCAATACACCCATTTCTCGAAACCACGTTTGCCATTTATAATGGATAAAATGTCCTTCATCAAAAATAGATTGTAAACGTAAATTTGGAACTTCTTTTTTAACGGTTGCTCCAGTTAATGCAAAGTAAGAGGCTCGTAAACACCAATCTTTTTTCACCATCTCCGAAGGGTGTAAGACGGTGGTAGACCGTGGTTCGGGTGCTCTAGAAAGTAAATGCCTTTCAACATCCCCTACAAGTCTAGGGTTAGTCTTCTTAGCCTCTAGAAACCTCTTTAACTCTGCGTTCATTTAATCCTCTAGTTCTTTAATGTATTGTTCCAACGACATAGTTTTTTTGTACTTCTTTTTCCATTTGCGAATTAAAGCGTTTCTTTCTCGATGAGATAATCCTCCCCAAATTCCATGTGGCTCATCCCTTTCTACAGCATCCCACAGACAATCTAAACGAACTGGACAGGGCTTGTTCCCTGTGGCTCCAAAACAAAACGTCTTTGCTCTATCTGCAATGACTGTGTACTTTTCTTTATCACGAGGTGGGTAAAAGGTGTCAGTATCTTCTCCGCGACACTTTGCTTTATACCGCCATGTGTAAGACGGTTCATCCATGCTTTACGATTCCTTTTCAACGGTCTCTCTCATTTCCAAGTAATCGTCTTCAAGAAGAACCACGTAGTTCTCCCCATCTAAATGTAAGCCGAGCACGGGTATTCGGCTATCTAGTATTGCCTCTCTCGTAATCTTCTTTAGAACTTCGGACTTGATAGTGACCTGTTTTTTACCAGTCCACTTATGCTCAATTAAAAGTTCTTTAGAACGAACGTCTCCCTTTCTTGACCAGAATGCCCCAGAAGCAGCAGTTCGTGTTCCACCAACTTTTTTGGCTAAACGCTTTTCGTGCTTTTGAGATTGTTTTTGTCCCTCAGACCTCATAATGATAATACCTTTTTAGACAGTTCTTCTTTTAGGTCGACTTCTTCTCTAATACTGGCGATTAAGGACTCGTTTCCTTGCCATTTTCTCTCACCGTAGTAGTACCAGCCACCTTTTCTTTCTACAATGTCGTGGACTACTGACATGGCTGCAATTTCTTTAGCGAAGTCATATTCGCCAGGAGTGCAGTCACCGCCAGGAGCAAAGTAAAAATCAAAGTAAGCAACTCGTTGAGGAGGTGCCGTTTTATTCTTTAGACTACGAACCTTGATAGTTTGCCCAATACGGATTTTATTTCCACTAGGGCCAATCTCAATCCATTCATCTCTTCTAACTTCACAGCGAGTAAAGAAAGCATAATTCTTGCCTTCTCCACCAGGGGTAGTGCGTGGGTCACCATGCATTACGCCAATTTTCATACGGTATTGATTGATAATCAAACCTAATACGGCTCTTTCGTCTTCAACTAAACTTCTTTTCATGGCAGAACCAACAACTCTAAAAAACTTGTTTGTTAGCAAAGCACCTCTACCGACAGTCATTTCGTCCATGTTTTTTTCCATTTCAGGTAATGGAGATAATGCTGGGAGAGAATCAATAACTATTGCATCTACTGATTTGGATTCAGCAAAATCAATTACTGCTTGATACGCCTCTTCCATAATGTTTGTCTCAATAACAATAACGCGACTTGCATCAACCCCGCACATTTCTGCGTATTCGGGAACCCATTGCTCTGCAGCAACCCACACAGTTGTGTAATCGGGATTTAGTCTTTGATTAGCAGCAATACATTTTAAAGCAACAGCAGTTTTACCGTGAGAAGATTCACCAATTAATTCGTTCCACTGGTTTCCTGGAAATCCTCCTCCAAGGACGTAATCCAATGTAGTAGAACCACTGGTAATGCGAGGAATAAGGTCAGCCCTAATGTCAGAAGCACAAACCACGACGTTGTTGCCAAATTTCTTGTTGAGTTGTGCAACGATTTTCTTTGCTTCATCGTTCATTAATCCACTCTTCCTATAATCCCTTGGGGATTCCAATTGTTACCGAGTTCATTACCTGCTGCCATTTTTGTCGTTCCCTCTACTTGTGCTCCAGTTAAAGAACCGTAACGACTTCCTGATTGAGAAATCGGATAACCACAATCGTAGCAACGGGGTGCGACATTTGCGTTGACCGCTAAGTAATTGTTTGACCCGCATTCAGGACATTGCTGTGTTTGATTCACGCTTTGTGCTTTAGAAGGAGCAGGGGGTTGAACTACAGGGGCAACATAGCGTGTCATGGGTTGTTGCGAAGGAGGCATCGGTGGTGTTGGGTCAGGTCTTCCAACAGCAGGTGCTTGTCCTTGTAGTTTTTTTGCCCACCAGTCTGAACTCATTTTGGTCTCCTTGGTCCAACTGAAATTAATTGTAAATCTACTAATTGAGCCAGTGAACCACAGATAGCAGAAAAAGCAACTTCTTTATGAATCTCCTCTAACTTATTCCAAAATTCTTCAGGCATTTGCATTTCAATATTTTTAGTTCTTTGCAGTTCTGTTGTTCCCTTTGAGAGGGTAGTTGCATGAGCAATAAGCAAAGGGAATAAGTGAAGGATTTTTGAAACTCGAAGTTTGCTTTCTAGTTCTTCCATATCTGCAACTTCTTTACTGGTGAAAGACGTTCCAGCCATAACACTCATACCCCAAGGGTCTTCCATGCCAGAGTCTAAAAATAAAGCACGGATTCTAAACATTATCTCTGCGTGTAAAGCGTCAATATCAAAAGAAGCCTGCTTCTTCTTCTTAAAGAACTTCATTTTGCTTGACCCCACTTTTCCACAATTTTCATATCCGCAATAAGCGGAACCACCATATCAGGCAATCTTACTCCCTCCATGGACTCTTTTATGGCTTCGCCAACTTGTTCGGCTAATGCGTCGGGAGTAACTGTTACTAGTTCATCATGAACTGTCAATATAACGTTAACCGTAGGCTCATTTATAAAGCATGAGTGTGCTCTAACCATGGCTAGTTTAATTAAGTCTGCAGCCGAACCTTGAATAACCGTGTTAAACGCTTGACGTTCGGCACGTGATTTTTGCCCAAGGTCTTTACTTAAAATCTCTGGAATATAGCGTCGTCTTCCTAACACAGTAGACACATAAGGTATAGGTCGTTGTTGTGATGCAAGGCGAATTAATTGATGCCTATAACGGTTAATATCTCTAAACCTATCATTAAACAAGTCCATGAGTTGGTGTGCTTCTTTTACAGTACAACTAAGTTGGTCTGCAATTTTTTCTGGACCAATTCCGTAAGCAATTGCTAAAACTAAAACCTTCCCTGCTTTTCTATTTACACCCATTCGTTCTCCAATGGTTGTGTAAATGTCTCCTCCGTCTAAGTAGTTTTTTACGAACTCAGGGTCTTTAGAAAAAGAAGCGATAATTCTTGGTTCAATTTGTGAGTAGTCAGCAACTACTAACTTATGTCCTGGAGGAGCAATAAATAGATTTCTAATTAACTTACCGTAGGCTCCATCGGTTGGAATGTTTTGTAAATTTGGTTCACTACTGGAAAAACGACCAGTCTCGGCTCCATGAGATTTAAAGTTTGTATGAACTTTTCCATTGACTAGCAAACTATGCTTTTCAGAAGTTTTAGACTTACCAGCCGTGGTTCTCGTAATTTCACCCCCTGTATAGGGAGTTACGTAAGTTGTCATTATCTTATTTAAATCTTGATATTTTAAAATCTCTGCAACTAAAGGGTCTTTTTCTCTGTAATACTCGAGTGCTTCTGCACTAGTTGAGTAATGACGAGTTGTTAACTCTTCACCCTTCTTTGAAGCCTCTAGTCCTTTAGGAGTTAGAGCAATCTTAATCTTAGTATTTGGTTTAATTCCTCGTCCGCCTTCGGATTTAGGTGTAAATAACAAGGCTTGTTTTTCAGGAATTGAGTTCAGTGCAAACTCTTTTCCCGCTAATCGGTAAGCGTTACCAGTAACTTCAATTAAGTCTTTTTCTAACCTTTTTGCTAAAAGACTTAACTCATTTTCGTCCATGTGTGCTCCAGTTAGTTCCATGTCTGCAAGAACTAGAAGCAAGTCCATCTCTAAACGCCATACTGTAAGTAAGTTGTAATCTTTTAGTCTAGGTTCATACGCTTTGTATAATTTCCAAGTTGTTTCTGCATCAATTCCAGCGTAGTTAGCAACATCGCTAAAAGAATGACGCTCAACTGCTTTTCCAATTCCTTTAGTGACCTCTATGCCAAGTTCACGAGCAGCACAAGCATCTAAAGATAAGCCGTTTTTTGTTCTGTTATCGATAATAAAAGCAGCCATCAAAGTGTCAAAGTAAGGTTTGGAACAAACAACTCCACGGTAATATTTGGCTATAGCCTTTAAATCAAATTTTAAGTTATGGCCAATTTTTAATTTATCGCTAAACATTAAAGGTTTTAAGGCTGCAAAAACTTCTCCTGGTAA